CAATCATTTGTTCGTTGAGAGAGACTTCTGCGTCTCCGATGTAAAGCCATCCCAGGAGTCTACCGTATTTACCAACACCCCCAACAAGCTCAGTCCTAATAACGAGGTCATCATCACCAGCGATAGCACCATTGAGTTTCTCTTCGAGCCAGTGGGTTGCGTCGTAACCAAGAGCCTTCTCTTCGTCGTCCTTAGTTCGTTTCTCTGGCGTATCGACTCCTGCAACTCTGACTCTTTCTTTCTTATAAAGATCAAAACCCAGGTCAATAGTGACATCGATTGTATCGCCATCTACAACCCTATTTATTTCTACAACTCGAAAGTTGTAACAGGACTTCCTGCTTGGTGGTGTCATTGCTCCCATTACTTTTTCTTACCTCCGTTTTTAGCCTTCTTTGCTGTTGCGTTGCCCTGGTTCTGCTTCTTGTTGTTCGCAGATCCCTTCTTGCCCTTGTTCGGGGACTTGGCCATCGTCTTTTAATTCCTGATATGCTAAAGACATAATAGTATATATGTAATATCCTGTCCCAAAAAGGAGTAGGATCATCGCAATAAAAATACTCCAAACTGGATCTGTCATGGATTATTGGGATCTATTTCTAAACTAATCAAATAATCTGTCCACCATTGGGGATCATAATTTTTCCATTCTGGAACAGGCAACCCCAATGAAGAATAATGTTCTTCAAGTGCTTTATCGATAATCTGTGCGATCTCCATACTCCTCTTCCTCTTCATCAACGTCAGCATATACGTTTTCCAAATAGGGTCCTCGTTCTCTAGATGGTTCTTTTCTGACATATTCTTTTTCGGCGTTTACTGCGGACAACCATACCGCTAACTTCATTACTATGTAGATGATTGCCAAAGGTAAAAAACAGGCAAATAAAATTACTGATTCCATTATTCCGAAAAAACTGAAAGTATGAACAGAAATAGACCAAATGATATAAAGAAACCTGAAATTAATAGGTACGATACCATAAGTGTCTGAAGTAGTTATCTACTTCTACTAAACTTCCTAATGGTGCTTCTCCTTCCCCATAAGCCCATTCACGACAAAAATTAAACATTCTTTGGTCAACTTTGGGGGGAGTAAACATTCTTGCAAAAGATGCTAATGCAAAATGATACCGACTTTTAATGTGCGGTTCCATTTCCTTTGTACTTATCTGAATTGTAGTATTGAGTTCCACCTTTAAATAAACCAAAAAATATTGTGGATAGAACAAAAGGAATTGCTATCCACAATAAGGCATTACCTAACATAAATTACCTCGATTGAATTGAGATTAAAGTATCATAAGGAATCCATGCAGGTTCTTCATCTTTAAATTGGACCTGAACTTCGGTAATAGTTTTACCCAAATCTTTTCGATAAGAACTTCGCGTGTTTTTAACACAAGACAATGGATTATTCATACAACCTTCCCCGGAATATAATCACCAAGATTATTTAATAGTTCGTCCAATAATTTTCCATATTCCTTAAATTGCTTATCACCGGCAATAAATGATCGTTGCCTTCTCCATACTGCTTCAACAAGCATTCTCTTTTCTTGTTCTGTAAATCCTTCGAATTTGTTCATTTGTCCTTAAGTAGTTGTTCTAAACGTTTACGCATGTTAGCAGAATCTATCTGCTGATTGCGATGAGAGTATCCATTTTTTTGATGAAGTATTAAATGTCCTTGATAGAACATTGTGATACCAAAAATGAATAATAAAATCGCGCCTATTATTTCAATGCTATGTCCATCCATGGTAATAGAGGAGGAATAACACCGACAAGACGCAATAATCCTTCCGCAAATAAGGATAATACTACCCATCCAACACACATGCTTATTACAGAAGCATTGCGATTATGTCTCCTGATCGCAGCATCAATCATTTCCTGACACTGTTCTTCGGTCACATAACCCGTTGGCGGGACTTCTGACATTCTTTGTAATACAAGTTTCATTATCTATTTACCAATTTTTGTAGGTATTCTCGCTCATTTTGATAGATTATATCAGGATTTCGTAATATTTCTATTCCACGCTTAACCTCCGGTAACAACCATTCATGAACTGGCAAACACGCCTGTATATTAGCAGGATTTAAACAATTGACAACTACCACAGTAAAGAACTTAATAAAATAATTATTAAGTGTAACAATCATAATTGATCCCAGACAAGTTGATGTGAAAGTTTATCTCTCAATTCATTAATACGATCTTGATCATATTGTTGAAAATTTCCTTTCTTCTCAATCTTTTTGTAGTAATGAAGAGAATTGAGAATGATCGTATAGTCTTCCATGCTTAATTCAAATTTCATGTGTCCTCCACATTATCCAATGATTCAATGAAAGATTTATCTTTCTTTTCAATTACTGGATTCGAAATACTTATAGACCAACCATCTTCGCCAAAAATACCTTTTTCTACAATTTTTGGTTCTGGTCGTTTATCTTCTTCCCACTGTTTAGATATTTCTTCTGCTTGTTTATCAACAGATGCCATTTCCATATCAACTCTACCATCTACCCACTTCTCCCATATCCATTCAATAAAACCAAGGGCAAGATGGTTGAAGGGGAACTTTTGTTTGTTCGCCCACCTCTTGCCCTTGGTATACCAGGTATCTTCACCTCCCCAATGATGTTCAAATTTATAATTGAAGTCTTGGGAAGGAGTTTTATTTGACATATTACTTATTACTGCTATTACAGATCTCCTCTACGTGGTCTATCTTCTGTAAGTGGTTCTTCATTGACTTCCTCAGCAGTTACCTCTTCTACAGAAGGTTCTGGGGTTGGTTCTTCCCATACAGGTTGAACTTCTGGTTCTGTTCTCTCTTCCTCTTCTTTTGGACGAGAATATACCGGTGTTGGTGCTTCTGGTAATGAACCACCGTTGGTAGAACCACCATTCATACCATTTTTGCTGGCAACCGCTACACCGAATCCAGCAAGGGATCCAGAAAAAACAGAAGCAATGAAAGTGGGATCAAAGTCCATGACTTTTTGCCCACCAGGAAGCCTCACATATGAGGCGGTGAGTAGACCTGCGCTCCAAATCAGAATAATAATTCTAACTAGATCACCTAACCATTCTCTTTTTTCTTCGCGGTCTGCTCCTTCGGAAACCTTAGGTAACATGATCGTGTAGTCGGTTTGACCTACTATTTATTCCAAAGAATATAAAGAAACTTTATTCGTAATTCTCTCTAAATTGATTAATACCAGTGCCAGATGTCCAACCGCCAGGACCTTGATGAAAGTTTTCAGAACCACCAAGATTTTCTTGCCAGGAGTTTTTCATGTGTGCTGCTGCTTTTTTATATAGAACATCATGAATATTCTTTGGTTCTTTAGATTGTCTCATCGCAGATTCAACTTCTTCTTGCTGCTTCTTTGCTTCTTTTTTCTTTTCTTCTAATACAATTTGTTTTTCAGTTTTAATTGGTGGATCAAACCAGGGATCATGTGGAAGAATATCTGGTGCAGGAACCGCAATATAAGGACTATATCCATGACTAAAGTGGCTAGGACCGCATTCATGAATAGGTGCTTCCAATTTATCACATTTTATTTTTACATTCTCAATTGTGGGATGAACGTTTTCCTTTTCAAGAAGAGAATATTGTTTTGCACTTTGATTAGAAGTGCCCAGCGTCTCTTTGAGTTTTTTGATAATCATAGCGATACAGATTTTTTACTACAGTTACAATATGAAAACTTTCATATGATCTGAAATCATTTAAAATTCTCAAATATGAGATTCACAAAAGTAAATCTCATATCACATCCTTTGTTATTTACACTTCTACCGTAATCATTCGATTAGCATAATCATATGCATAATGTGTACGAGCACCATGAATTCCCCAACCAATCCAACTATATGCATAGTCCATGTAACGATTGATAGACTTGCCAGGAGTTTTCATCCTGTTTTCAATACGTTTCCATTGAACTTCATTCATAAGATAACGAAGTTGCGTTTTAATCGATGATGCATTACCACCGAACTTTCTAGCAAAATCACCCAATCCATAGTAACGATTGGTAGATGTCCATTGGATCAAACCATAACCTCCCCAACGGCAGGCATCGTATGTGATCCTACTACCACCTTCGCAAATATTAGCATGGAAATTACTTTCCTGCTTGATATTGCCCATGATGGTAGCAAGGGCGTTTCTATCAGTGATACCTTCATCTTGCAAGAAAGCAAGAGTAAGATTTTCATTCTCATTACACCCTTTACAAATAAGCCTTTTCTCCTTAGGCTTTGGTTCTGCAACCTCTTTGGTCGCTGTCTTTTCAGAATCAAATTCTTTAATGATAAAGAATGGTTTATAAGAAGGAAGAAGATCTTTTCCAATAACTAATGGTGGTGGACCTTCCATCTCATAATTCTGAAACGGCAGTGTTGCCGCTGATGGTGCAGCAATCCCCATAAGAGAAGCTGCTACAAATGTAAGTGTGTTTGGCATTAAAATTAATAGAACTCTACATCCGAATAAAAGGGGGGTATACCACAACCATCCCTGGGGGCACCTTCCTCGGCTCTAAATGTCACATCAAATTCTCATGATGAAAAACCCACCCTTGTGAGGTGGGTCTTGAATTATAACAGAAGTATTTAGGTTTTGTCAAGATTTCCAGAGTTCGCCTTCTGCTTTGCGACGTTTGGCAAGACCAGCCTCTACATGACTACCGGGA